ATTCCTTCCCTCATCTTCATCTTTACAGAAAAATTCCTTCTTCCCGTAAGACACGATAAAACCATTTTCGACTTTCCTTGCTTTGATTTTCATAACTTCCTCCTTTTTTTATTTTTTCATCACTATTCTAACCCATTAAAATCATTACACTTTTTCTATTTCTTCTCTGGTTATTCTTACATTTTCCGGCACTACCTTTGGCGGGGCGCTGGCCGCCACTTCGTATTCCCCAATACATACAGCACTCTTTTACGGCGGTCGGCGCGCCCGATTGATTATAATTATTCACCACCACCTGCCCACATCTTTTCAGGCACTATTCTAAAAATCATATCAATGAACTCTCTCATTGTTTCATCGGTAACCCAATTTTTCTCGTGCAACTGGTGAATCCAGTCCAATACTTCCCCGGCAGTTGTGATCCTATTTGTCGGGATATGATAAAATCCATCAATCGTTATGCACTTATATTTTTTGTAATATCGAACGTGCTTATATTTAACAGGAGTATCCTCGTAAGTTCTTAAATTAGGATTACTTAATTTTTCTTGTAGCTCATCCACCATTTCAGCAGCGCTTTTTATTATTATCATCTTCACCCCCTATTTTTAGCTTCCATCCGGAAAGGAAGGGAAGGAAGATTGTATAAATACAATCTTCTTCCTTTTCTTCCTTTTTTCGGAAGAAAAGGAACACTTTTAAAAAAGGAAGAAATCTTCCTTTTCTTCCGTTTCTTCCTTTTTTGTAAAAACGGAAGATTCGGAAGATTCGGAAGATTTTATTCCGTTTCTTCCTTTTTTATCCATGCGTAACCATCCAGTATTCCGATTAATCCTTTTATCTCAAGAGTAACAACCGCACGACTAAACGCATCATTACAAGCACGTTCTCCTCCGTCTGAAATATCCTTTCTTTTGGCTTCCTTGCGCCATTTCGACACTTTTACCATTTTATCATTTGGTGTGATTAATCCGCATTGACTCTCAAGTATTTCCTCGGTAAACGGTATCCCTTCCTTTTTAATGGTTTCTTTTAATGCTTTAAGTGTACGTTTCTGCACATCTGTAAGTTTTTCCTTCTTAGGTTTTTGCTGCTGCTTTATTGTTTTAATAACTTCTTCATCTAATTCTGGCACCAGAGAAGTAACCTCATCGCCGTCTTTGGTATAGTATCCAGTATCAACCACTTCAAAACGGAAACCAATTGGATCAAATTTATCAAAATCTTTTTGACGTTCACAAATTAATATAAAACTCTTTTCCTCTTTCATCCGGACAACTTTAAGCATGGTGTCAGTCGCCCCTGTAAGGGCAATAGCGCCTCTTGCGCCCTTAGACTCATCTTTACCTGTATGATGGATAATAATGACTTGTGCCCCGGTTGCCTCAATTAATATGCCCGCTGCTATAACCACCTTGCCCATATCTACGGTTGAATTTTCATCTCCAATCATTGACCTGGCCAGCGTATCTAATACAATCACGCCCGGCTTTTGGGGTAATTCAGCGATCATATTGAGGAGCTCTCGCCTATCAGTATCATGGTCAATCAAACACGGCATGGGTAGAAGTGTAAATGTAGGCAAAGATATTCCCCGATGCTTAGTCCACGCCTCAATCCTTTTAAGCATACCCGCCTGCCCTTCGGCGGCCAGATAAAGAACTGGCTTCTTTTTGACCTTTTTGCCATGCCAACTTGTGCCGGAGTCGATAGAGCAGCACATATCCAGTACAGAAAAACTCTTTCCACCTGAAGGAGCGCCAAATACAACTGTTAAAAATGACGATTCAGGAAATACTCCTTCTATGGTCCAACCCATGTGCAAAGTATTTAGGAACTGATTATGAAGCTGTTCACCTGAAATAATTCTTTTGGTAAATTTATTCGTGGATTGACTTAACTGCTGGCGAACTTCCTCTATTCCCTTTTCAATAGCCAGATCATTAAAGTCCGTCCCGGCGGTTCCCTTTGGGAAAACTACTTCCCGCCCGGTGGCCATGGCCGCCGTCAATCCGGGGTTGCCTTTAGTTTCTGTGTCGTTGTCGGCAGCCACAATCACGTTTTCTGGGAGCAAGGGTGAAACGGTTTTTAGGTTGCCCGCGGAAAATGCAATATAAACCGTGGCGCCAGTCGCCTCATGGATTGTCGCGCCGGTGGCGTACCCTTCGCAGAGATAAGCGGTTTTTCCCGTTCCTTCTATTGTATGGTAATGGCCGGACACTTCGCCACCGGTCCAGTTCCATTTATCGCCACTGGCTGTAATCTTCTGGACGGAATGGAGTAGGCCGTTCTGATCACGGTAGGGGACAAGCAATTCGCCCTTGTAAAGACGGATTCCATAAGCCTTAACGCCTTTCTTTTTAAGGTATGGATGGTTTTCCGGTTCCTTAGCCTCGGCCCATACCTTTGCCACTTCCTCTCGCGCCTGCGCGTGTGCCCGCTCCCGATCTTCATTAACCTTGCGGCGTATCTGCGCCATCCGGGTTTCGTGATCTTCGCACTCACGCGCCGACATTTCGGCGCCGCGGTAACACCACGTCACATTTTTTTCCATGGATTTCCAGCAGCCAAAGGCCCCGGCAGGGTTGGATTGGTGTGGATGATACAGGTACCAGTCCACCTTATTTTTGCCATAGCGGTGGATCTCGCCATCTTCAATAATACTCTCCGGCCGATTAAAGCCGCACTCGGTGATAAAGTCGCGGAAAGCTATATCCGGCGGTGTCTTATTTTCTTCAGATGATCGTTGGGGCTTTGCGTCGTTGAAGTCGAAAGAGATGATTTTACCCATTCCAGCACCTCGATCCCCAGTTGCACCATTTACATTGATAGAAATCCTGGCTAGGATATTCCCGCGGCAACAACTCACCGGCTAAACAGCACTGAACAATCCGCGCCGCCCGGTCACTGGCGTCCTGGGCCACGGACGGATCAAAGGGAATGTCCTCATGGTAAAGGCTAGAATCGTCTTTATTAATTACTGTCCAGAGCGCCGGGTTTTCGGTCAGGTCCATATAGGCTTGGTACACCTGTACCTGGATAAAATAGGTCAGGTTAGTTTTCCTTACTTTGTTCTTCTCGAACTCCCGCCATTTCTTTGCGCTGGAAGTTTTACATTCCCATAATCTCGGATACGGTCCCAATTCTTCCGGCCCGCCGACAATAACGCCGTCAATATGACCGCGGATCTTTCCGCCGCCGGTAATGAATCCGAATTGCCGGCCATTGGCGTCCACGGTCCGCAGGTCAAGCCCCGCTTTCCGTAACCAGTCGGCCGCTAAATCTTCCAGCGCGTGACCGATGGCGAACGTCCGCATTAACTGGCCAGTAAACGGTCTATCCTTTGGAACATTAAAAAATTCGTATTGGAGTGAACGAGCGCATTCGTGTCCCAGGCGCGAGCCGCCAAGGTAATCTCGCGGCGCTTCTGTTGGAATCACCAGCGCTTCATCAATTAAAAAATTAAGTCGGTCCCCGCGGTTCTTAATGTGGTTAAAATCCAGCATTTCTTCGTATCCTTTCTGTTGGTGAACGCCTTGCAAATGGCAATTGGCGCATAAACATTCTAAATCCGAATCTCTCTCCCTGAAAAACTTGTAGCGCTTATGGTGAATTTGTAACTTTTCTTTTGATCCGCACCTAGAGCACTTCCCTTGTTTCTCTCGAAACCCTTTTGAGCGTTTTTTCCACCATGGGGTTTCGTAATACCGTTTTAGGTTCATTTAAAACGGCGCTTCCCTTACGTCGGTATATCGTTTCCATACTTCGTCGCTTACGTTCAATTCCCGGAGCGTTTCATAGAGCGACTGGCCGCATTTCGCCCAATAGAAATACCGGGGATCTGCATCCGCCGGGATAATTAACTCCCCGCGCTCGTCTATAAAAGGTTTTGAAAATTTTGTTATTTTTTTTGGATTAATAGAATGAATACAGGCATGGCAAAGTTTTTCCACTTCTTCTTTATTATATTGCTCAACCGGTTTCCCCACTAACCCGGCCAATGTTAATTCTTCGCCCAATCGTTTATAATCTATTTCAATTTGATGCATACCTAAAAACCTCCACTTCAATATCTTTTTTATTCCAGAAGAAATTCAGCAAACAATTCGCTTCGTACTTCCGTAAGTTAAAATCCGTTTTCGCGTTGTATCCAGCCTGTCGCAACAACTCTAATTGCTTAAAACTAGGCTGATCCCTTAACCATCGCTTGCTTTTCGTTGCCGCTTCCGTGTCCTCATTCATCCGCATGAAATCATCACCGGCAGCCAGTGATTGAAGTTTAGCGCCGACGGCCAGCCGTCGTATTCCTTCGCTTCTCTTTTTTCCAAGCGTAACCCAGTCGGTCCCGTTGGCGCTGGCCGTAACTGCCCAGGCCGAAAACCCACTAGCAACCAGAACTTTACCGCCGCCAAATACATCGGCCCACTTAAATGGTGAGCGCTTGAGCAGATCCACTTCCATCATCACAATGTCCGTGTCCTCTTTTTCTTTCTTCCCATCGAATACCGGAAATTCATAACCGCAGGCGGGACACTCTCTTGTCTGCACTGGGATCATCGTCTTGCAATTTGGGCACTCTTTCTTTTCGCCTTCCTGCACTTCCGCATCGTCGAACCGGACGCCCTGCTCAAGATCGCCATGGATACGCAGGCTTTCTCCAAAGTCCAAAACAATACAATCGCGCTTGATTATTCCTGGATGGACTTCCGGATCTATCGTGCGGAGGCCGCGCCCGATCATCTGGAGCATTGTGGATTTAAAAGAACATGGCCTGAGCAGAACAACACAGGACACCGGCGGGCAATCGTAGCCTTCGGTCAGCACAGCGACATTGCAAATTACCTGCGTGTCTCCAAACTCGAACCGCTTGAGAATTTCCGCCCGGTTCGGCGTGTCTCCGAAAACACACTCTGCTTTTATTCCGTTTGACTGAAACAAATGGCAAACGTCTTGCGCGTGACGGATAGTTGACGCAAAGATAATTGTTTTCCTATCTCCGGCGTAATTCTTCCACTCACGAAATACCGCTTCATTAATCGGTTTCGTGTCCATAAGTGTTTCCACTTCGGAAAGATCGTATTCCCCCGATGATGTTTTTTTAATGTTTTTGATTTCATCTGCCAGCCCCGGCAGCGTGGCAATAAATGTACGGGCCGGGACCAGAAAGCCAAGGTCGATCAACTTCTGCATAGTAATTAAGTCACAGACATTATTAAACGTCGGCTTCAGCCCCTTTTTGTCTCCCCGGCTGCCCGTTGCCGTGAATCCGGCAATCAGGCAGTCAGGGTTTTTGTCTTGCGCCGCTTCAATTATGCGCAGATATGTTTCGGCCCTGGAATGATGTGCTTCGTCGATTACCAATATATCCAGTGCAGGCATATCTTTCATATTCCCGTTACGACCCAGGGTTTGAGCCATGCCGAAAATCGTTTCGCCCGAATAATCCTTTGTGCCTAATCCGGCGATGGAAGAAGTCCTTCCCGGATTAATCAGGTGAAACTTTTTACGGTTCTGATCAACCAATTCTTCGCGGTGCTGGAGGATCATCTGGCGCCCCTGTATTTGTTCCAGTAACCATGAGATCATCAGGGTTTTGCCCGATCCGGTAGGAGCGACCGCCAGCGTATTACCGTATTCCGATAATGCACTGACAGCTCGCTTAACTAAATCTTGTTGATATAAACGTGGAATCATCTTACCTCGCCCACGCCGGTACTGCTGTTGATGTTCCCGTGGCTTTCGCCGCAGCCGCAACATGACCGGGAACCGTCGCTGATTTCTCTCCGCCGTCGGGAAGAATTGTTTCTCCGGACATAACCTGCTTATAGAGCTTGTGATCCGGAGTAATGACGCGGGCAATTTTATTCTTGTCGGCGTAACCGTCTTTTCCCTTTTCAATCCCGATCTCCACGGCAAATTCCAATTCAATCAGATCGCCCCAGTCCTGGATGGTCCGCAATTTGCGCGCCTTGTCGGTTTCATCCTTGGGATCAATGCCCCGCGCCGATTCCAGAAGGGAGCGCAGGAAAGTCCGGGTAATCTCCACGGCCTTTTCGTGGCCGTCCGTGACGCCGCCAATACCGGCGTTCTGGAAAATCTTCCGCTTCGCCATCGGTGCGGAAACGATAGTGAACTCCATATTCAGGTATTTAAACCCAGACTGGGATTTAGTTTCCCATCCGCCCTGCCCGTGTGATCCGGGTTTAATTGTTGCGATAACCTTCGCCATGGTTTTGGCCGGGATTAATTCATTGCTTCCCTGCGGTGCTGCATCATTAAAATCAAACATTTTAGAATCTCCTTTCGGGCTTCGGCCCGTTTATTTTTTCCATTAATTTCCCAAGGTGCGGTTCTTCGATCAGATCCAACCGCCCACTTCTGTCTTTCGCCGGATAGCCCCACTGATTAACCAATCCCGTAACAAACGCCCGGTACGGGTTGCCCTCGTCGTCCTTCATTGTAACCATGGATATAATCTGATCGAATATCCCCGGCAGTTCGTTCCCTGCTTTCGATCCTTCAATCTGCGGCACCCAAATCGTGCGCCCGAAATCATCTTCTTTCCGGTCAAGTCCGCCAACAACCCAAATGTTTTTATTCGGGCAATGCTGAATCTGCGTGAGCCACTGAACCAACTCGCGGCCAACTAGTCCGTAGGCGCCGCGGTTATCCGCTTTGCCGGTCTTGTCGCTGATGGCTTCCGGCTGTCCGGTTGCCCACTGCCAGCAGAGGCGCGAGGCGACGGAAATGGAATCCCAAAAAACGACGTTGTATTTTTCCAGAAAAGTCGGATCAATTTCCTTCGCCACATAATCATAATGAGCCTGACTGTACGGCTGATCCGCACGTTTTGCCGGATTCGGGCCGGTCACTAAGCAGGCCATGTCCCGCGCTTCGTCCCACGTTTTGATTTTGATCTGATCCACCGGGCAATCCTGAACGGCCAAATCGCCGCCTTCCAGGTCCAGAAATAAAGTTGTGGTGGGATCGAGAGTCCAGAGCAGGGAAGTTTTACCAACTCCGTGAGCACCAAAGAGCGCCCCTTTGATGTTCTTGCGTTCCGCCATTCTTTCGTCTGCGGTAATAATTTTCATTGTTTGACCTCCAACCGTGTTTTGCCAAGGCTGATCGTCCGCGCTGGAACAAATATCTTTTGCATTTGTTCCGGCCACGCTTTGTACGATGCTTCCTTGACAGAGAGTTTATAATCAATGTAGCTTTCGGGATTGTCGCCTTCGGCCTGGATGCGCTTTGCAATGCCGCGCAAACAGTCCTGATCCCATTTCACCGTCACGGGGATTGTGACAGTGACCTTACTACCCTCGTACTCCACGGTAGTTGAACCTTGAGGCTTGACTTCTTTTTTCAAATCCTCTATAATTGCTTCATCTACAGTGGTTAGTTCATCTTGAAGCGCTTTGATCTGCAAAATCAGGGCGCTTCGCTTTTCCAACTTACTCATTATTAACCTCCTTTATTTTATTATTCATTCGTCAACACCTTCAGTAAAATGAGATAACCGATTAAATCCATAATGGTGTCCTCTTGAACCAGGTCCGTATTCTGGCCTTTGGCAATACGGTTCAGCTTGTCGTCAATGCGAACGTGAATCTGTTCCACCGCGGACGCCTTGCAAAAGATATTTATCGGGCACTGGAAAGAATTTCCGTAGGCATCGTTCTTCCGGAGCAGTAATTCTTTGACGGAATCGCATACGTCGGTGATCTGTTGTTTGGTGTCGGTCATAGTTCCCTTATCCCGTCGCAAAGTTCCTGCGCCTGATCACAGGCCAATTCATCCACCACCTGATTGATGATTTCCACATCCTCAATGTTGGCGTGTTTCAGCAGTAGAACCATCTCGCTAAAGTTCGCAAAGTCAGGCGCTTTGTCTCTTAGGTGATTAACAATCCCCCGGTAATGGTCCTTCATTTCTTTACCTCGCAAACCCGGCCCATGTTCTGATTTACGCAAAGCTCCAGCTTCCGGATGCCGTTGTGGACCGGGACAAAATGCAGACAGCCCTTTTCTTCCGGGGCCTTCGCGGTGCAGTGGCCGTCTTTGCGGTAGTCTTTTTTGGTTACCTTTGTTTCCATTGTTTACCTTTCAAGATAAAAAAAATTCTGTTACTCTGCGTCTAACGGGGGACGATACTATGCTGTTCTAAATTTAAAAGTTTTGCATACGTTTTGGCGCTGGGGTTCGTTGTGCCGGTTTCGTAGTTTGACAACGACACGCGGCAAACATTCAGCAGCCGGGACATTTCCGCCTGGGTCATCCCCAGTGAGGAGCGAACAGTTCTGAATTTTTTCGATATGTTGTTTCGTTTCATGGACAGCATAATACAAAATTGATTGTATAAAGTCAAGGATTATTTACAAGGTTTTTTGTATCGCTGTTATCAAGATTAAAAACTAAACCCCATCAAACCCGCTAACCATGCGGGTTTTTTATTGTCTTTAACAAATACAATATTCTTTGTAAATAATTCTTGACATAATACAATCAATTTTGTAATATACTCCCACGTAAACGAAATGCCCACAGTTACGGGACCGGCACGGGCGGCCAACTAAGAGAGGGAAGCTCCTTAGAAACAATGGCCTTAATGCTTCGACACCCGACAAAAACCGGAACCACCATAAACGAAGGGGAACCACGGCGGCAAGTCCGCGATCCTGGGGCAAGCGATCTTTTAAAACATGGCCGTGTGGCGGAAGTTGTGGGACAGCAAGAAAGGCGCGTATCCCGAAAATATTGCTTGCCGTGACTTCCAATGCCTTTAAAGATTGCAGCGTAACAAGGGTATACGCCGTAAGCAATAGTGGGTGAAAATCCTACCACGGCGACCAGAAACAGTATTAAGAGTGCTGAACAAATCCAGAAAGGAGGTCGAGCTATACGTAACCAATAGGCAGGGGTGAGGGGTTGCCCCTGCCAAAACAAAAGCTCGGAGGGAAAATGAACCCGATCAACACAATCGCCACAGCAGTAACAAAAATCAACCAGCACAAGGTTGATGACGCTATTTGCCGGTTTATCGGAAGGCACTGGAAGGGGTTTCTGATGGGGTTTTTTACGCTGGCGATATGGAACATTATTATTAGGTGGGTGACAGTATAATGAAAAGCTCACCGGGAGCGAACGGAGTGAGCGATCAGGTGAAGCGCCTGGTTATGCGGGTTTTTAAATTATGATTGAAAATAGCAATTACAAACTTAAAATATTATCTCTTGGGGCCGGAGTTCAATCGTCAACTTTATTGCTTATGGCCTGCAAGGGGATCATCGAAAAACCTAATCTGGCTATATTTTCCGATACTGGATGGGAAAGTCAAGCAACATACATTCACCTTGAGTGGCTGAAGATTGAGGCAGGAAAACACGGCATAGAAGTCCTGACGTGCGATAATGGGAATATTCGAGACAAGATGATGGTTTCTGTTTATGGGAAGAAAGAAAATAAGAACGGCGAACGATGGGCTTCAATGCCTTGCTATGTTGATAATGACGGCAAAACAGGAATGATGAGACGTCAATGCACATATGAACACAAAATAACGCCAATCAAAAAAGCGACACGAAAAGTCTTGGGCTTAATTCCACACCAGAGGGCGCCGAAAGATTGCGTTGAGCAGTGGATAGGTTTTTCAACCGATGAAGCGCAAAGAGTTTTTGCCAGAAAAAAAGACCGTATGACCTTTTTGAGATTCCCTCTCTTGGAAATGAATATGAGTAGGACCGACTGCCAAAAATGGTTGTACGATAATTATCAAATTGTTGTTCCGAAATCATCATGTATAGGTTGCCCATTTCACGACAGTAACGAATGGAAAGCTTTGCCAGCCAATGAATTTAAAGACGCTTGCGAGTTTGATAAGGCTATTCGCTATAAAGTTGGAATGAGAGGGACTGCTTATTTACATCGTTCCTGCAAACCTCTCGAAGATGTTGATTTCAGAAGCACGCAAGAGATTATGGAACAAGATTACGGACAGCAAAATTGGATTAAGGACGAGAAACTTAATTTGTTTGTGAATAATCTAAGCATAGCTGATGTTGAAGCATAACGCAGAAATCAGCGGGAGCGATGATCGGCTGGATTGCCCTTGTTATATGTTTTTTAACAGGGCAGAAAGGTGAAACAAAATGATAAACGTTGGAGATAAAGTAGAGACTGCCGTGTTTGTGAATAATAAGCGTGTGCCGATGAGTGTTGGCATAGTTGTTCGGTAAAGTGAAGATAAAAGCATCTCTTACGTTGATATTATGAGTCTTCATGGTGGCGCTCCTTGGATTAAGTCCGAGACAACTTGTCATTTAATTAAAATATAACGCAAAGCTCAGCCGGAGCGCAGCGATCGGGTGGATGGACAGGTTATAATTATTTATTCCTCTGCCGTGGAATAGACAGAAAAGGAGATAGATAGATGATACTAAAAATTAACAAAAATGGCAAGACGGAAATAC